ATTAACAGATGCACCAGCATTATAATTGTCTAATACATTTTGTGCAGTTAATTCATAATCATAAATTGCAAATTCATCTATCCAACCACGATATTTATTTGTAGATACATTTCCAGAAATAGAAGATCTTCCAGATCCAAGTAATCTATAAGTATTTGGTGAATTTGAAAGGCTATCTATATTTACTGTTCCTGTATTTAATGTTTTTGTAATTTGTAAATTTCCATCTACATATAATCTTAAGGAAGTCGTATTTACAGCAACAACTAAATGATGCCATCTTGAATCAAAATATGAAGATGCATTTGTTGTATAAGATGTTCTATCTTCAGTAGTTTGTTCGCCAAATGAAGTAATAGATAATCGTAATTTGCCAGAATTAGCAGTAGATGTTCCCATAGAATCTACTCTTATTTGACCAGTACTAGTAGCTCCAAAGGAAAAAATTGGTCTATCGTTTACATCTTGTGTTTGTAATTTAAACCAAAGCTCGATTGTAAAAGATTTATCATCAAATAATGAAAATGCTGGCCATTGAGTAAAATTAACATAGCCACTACTGCCATTAAAATAAACTGCACGGCCATCTACATCAGTTTGTTCATTTAATAATCCGTCAAAATTTATAAATGTTGTTGTTAAAGATCCTGAATTTGTAGGAGTTCCAGCCGTTTCATTAAAACGATACCAGACCTTTGGTGCTAATCCATTTACTTGATCATAATATGAGGCCATAAAAATAGGCGCAGCTTATGCTACGCCTTAACTCCTAACAAAGACTTAGTTGGTGTCACAGATGAAATACTATTTCCGCCTACTGATAATACTGGAGTAAGAGAGAAGCGAGTCACTACTGGAGCAGATATGACGACACCAGAAAGGAGCTCTACGGTAGTGTGGACTTCATGCATTACAGCGCCTGCTGTGCATACACCCGCTTCTACTCTTACATCCATGCGTTTACCTTACGCTACGGTGATTCGAACGATACCTGTCGAATCCCATGTGATTGTAAAGTTACCATTGGTTGATGACTGATCGGAACCGAAGTCAACATATCCAATGAGTGCCTTTGATCCTGCGTTTGCACCTGAATCATCATAAACTACTGCATAACGTGCAGTAATTGTTGAAGATGACCAAGTAACGTCTGCTGCATCGAGCACAATTACATTGTTTGTACCATCGTATGTGGAAGTCTTGGAAGACAAGGCAATTCCACCTGTGGTATATCCTGTACCAGTTACTTCGTATGAAGACACGTCATCGAAATAATCGTGTGTGTCCTGGTTAGGTGTGTAGGAAGAGCTGAGAAGAGCTACCTTGATGGTATCTGAATCCCAGTCAATTTCCTTATTGAGGGCTTGCTTTAAGAAGTTACCGTATAGTTTGCTTGGCATTATTCAGTTCCTCCTTATGCTGTCTTCTCAACGATTGCGAATGCGTCTGCATCGGCAACTGCGAAACCACGACGAATGCGGGTCTTGAGAAGAACGCCATCCTTTGTAAATTCTGCATCACGTGAAACAACAGACTCAACGCCACCACGGACACCGTTGATTAACATCTGACGGTTTCCTACGATTAGCAATGGGTTTCCTGCTGGTGATGCTGATGCTGCTGCTGAAGTAGCTGCACCGTATGAAATTACTAGTGGGAATCCGAATAGAGATCCTGGAGTTCCTGCTAGTGGATCTGGAAGAACAAGATCATTGTTGCCCTTGATCATTCCACGAATTTCCTTAAGCATCTTTGGATGTGCCATCCATACTGTGTTAGCTGCATCAAACTTGCTTGAATCCTCAGCAATACCAAGGGCATTGTTTAGATCCTCGTAAGAAAGAGCTCCACCTGTCTGAATGCGATTTGTGTTCCAGTTAATTGCTGCATATAGCGAAGTGTATGGAGCTGTGTCAGTTCCATCTGCTGCTACGTTTACGCCTAAGCAGGCGTTATCAAACTTACGTGCAAAGCGGGATGCCCACTCTCTACGTGCTGTTGTGAGAACGTCTACGAGGTTGTCATTTAGATCTTCCTCTGATACGTTCATAATCTGTGCATACTTACGTGCTGTAAGTACGATTTCGTCTAGAGTAGCTGTTGCTTCTCCAATTGTGCCACCTTCGGCTACAACTGCTGGAGCATCTGCTACGAAACGAGGCACAGTCTTTGTGCGAGAGGCCATTGGTTCCTGACGAGCATAAGCTTCTACAGCAGAATTAGCCAAGAGGTCTTGGATTACTACTGAGCCTTGCTCTTCAAGAATATAACCATTGGCTTCGGTAAAATCTGTTCTTGCCATGTTTATTTCTCCTAAAATGTTTTATTTAAACTATTTAAATAGATTATCGTCCAATAAGTCTATGGTCTTAAGTCCAAACGTCCATTTGGATCTTATGCCCTAATTATACATTATTTAATTAGATAAATCTACCTTCCAAGCGCTACTTTAGCTAGTTTTTCGCTTGCTGATATTGGCTTTTCTACAGATTTTGCATCTGCGGAATCACCTTTTCCTGCTACTAACAACTTTGGATCAAATAATTCTGGAAAATCTTTCTTTAATTCTTTAATTTGATCATCTAACCCTACTACATTTAATTCATCATCAAATGATAGGGTCTCAAATTTAAGATATTTAAGTAATCTCTCATGATTTCCCACCCAAGTCTTACTTATTTCCTGAATTACTTTTTCTCTAAGCAACTTCCCGCTAAATTTAGCGTTTTCTTGCTCATATTGTGCCAATTTGGCTTCTAGAGCTTCTTTTTCTTCTCTAGATTGTTTTGCATCCTTCTTGGCACGGTCCAAAGCTGCTAGAACAGCTGCTGGATCTTTAATCTCTTCGGACGTACCATCCATCTGAGTTTCTTCCATTATTATCCTTCATTTCTTTCAGCTGCAGCTTGTTCCACAGCTAAATTATTGGCATTTACGCCTGTTGCTTGTAAAGATATATTTTGTGTTTCATTTGTAGCTAGTGCAGACGCTTCAGCAACTTGTGCTGCAATCTCTGCGTCATATCCAAGCTCCAAAAGTATTTGTTCTAATGGCATTCCAACGCTCTTCTTGCGAACAGCGATATCCCATTGATCTACAGTATCAATTGTTTCTGGATTTTGCCAATCAATTTCAACATCTGCGGAAATTCCTTCAACACGAAGCATAAATTTAAATAAATCTCTCCAAGTTGATCCAAATGATAATTGACGATTTAATACTTTCTTTGTAAGTGGTGCTTCTGCAACACGCAAAGCTTCTCCTGATGGAATATAACTTCCTTTCATAAAGAAATGTAAAGGTGTACTTGTAATTGCTGCCATTGCATTTACGAATTCCAATACTGGCTTAGTAAATGTTTCTGGATCAGCTGCTGGGAATTGGCCAACAGCTTGGACGCCTTGCAAATACCACAATTGACCTGGGCCATTCTGCAGCGCACCAATATTTTCTCTAGCAGTATCATCTGCTGAAAAATCATCTAATTCAGCAGTTTGTCCACCATTACTTAACGCATAACGCTGTGGAGCGCCTTGATAATCAACAGTATACATATGTGTTGATATTAATTTGTTAATAGCATCTTGTGGGCCATATGCATCAAGATGTTCTGGCGATCCATAAGGCTTGTGAGTTCTAAAATGAAAAACTGGGCAATAATTCCAAGGATTTGCAACAGTTTCTGTTAAAACTAATTGCGGTGCATGTGTTAATATTTCTAAATCGCCTCTTCCCTCATATTTCTCAATACGATCTGGATAATATAGATTTAGTTTAATAATTTTTGCATTATCTGTTTCAATCTGCCATAATTTAGCAGCAAACTTTTTAATTCTTGGATTTTCTTCATCATAAAATACAGCAGTAGTTTTTGGCGAATTATAATCAATTGCTAAATTGCCATCCATGTCTGGCCATACAATTGCAAAGCAATCGCCATAGACCAAAGCAGATTTATGTATTTCGTTTATATCAATTCTTAAATCTGTTTGATTCCAAATTTTATCAATATATGAATTTGCTTCATCAGTTGTTGCTTGAACTTGATTAATATCAAGTCTATTTAATACAGAATCAACTACTGTTTTTGTAAAATTAAATCTAAAGTCTGTGCCTTCAAATCTAAATACCCTCATCCATCTTTGAGATTGAAATACTTCAGGCTGATCTCCACCATAATAAGCTTCTGCCTTGAGATATTTATCTCTATTTGTCATAAAATAATCAAAAGACTTTTTAATATCTGACATTCTATCTCCTAAAATAATTTAACTGTCTGGCTAATACTTTTGGTGTTTTATCATCCAAGAAATATAGTATTCCAGAAGTTACCGCATCTAGAATATCGTCATGGGTTATTTTTGGAAATGCCCACATCTGTTCTTCTAGCGTAGGGAAATGTGCGGTGTGTCTTATTTTTCCCTGCTGGTAAAAATTCAAAGCTTTTCCTGCACGGATTTGCTTTGATACTGATTGCCTTACAGATCTATATTTTACAGGAATATCTTTAAATACGTCCTGCCATAGATCACCACCTTGGTTCGTTTCTACATAGATTACACCAGGTTGATAGATATCTACAAGGCTTGCGATTCTGTCAGATAATTCAGATGGTGAGACCTTCAGCTGAACGGCCTCTCTCACATAAATATTGTCATCATCGCCTCTGGACAATACAGCTATGCCTGTATAGTCAGAAATCTTATTCTTTGTTACTGCTGGGTCAATACTAATAATTGTATTTCCATATTCCTCTAAATCACCAATAATAATATCTTGTTCAGTCCAAAAATTACCATCAGCATTTACAGGCTTATTCATATAGTTCTTAGCAAAGTCTCTTAAATGTCTTTGGCTTTGAAGCCACTCTAGAGGCCATTTCTCAGGCCAAACGCTTCGTTCTGAGCCATCGTCAGAGGTCATAATGGCTGGGTAGTAGTGGACACGTACATTCTGATCTGTAATCCACTCTAATGCCTTATCAGTTTGTCCTTCAGCATGTTTTCTAAATTCATCCATCATAGAATTAGGCATAGTAGTAGTTCCCACAATAATCATGCGAGCATATATATTCATTGGAGCAATGTCATCAAATACAGTTCTACGCTGTTGTCCAGCTTGATATTCAGAATAATTCTTTTCGCCTTTTTCAATATCATCCAAAATAATTAAATCAGGACGTGTTCCAAATACCTTTTTACCTAATGAGTTCGTATCTATTCCATTTGCATCAAATATAAAGCCATTTGCTTGGACTATTCTCCAAGAATTATTAGCCATGCTTCTTCCTGTACCAGCTAATTTTGGAGTACATAGGGTAGGGTAATCTGCTCTTAAATATTCATTTGTATCAAGTTCATTCTTAAATGTCATTAAGTGAGTCTCAGCCTGAGAAGCAGCATCTGAAAATGCAGCAACAAATTTAACATGACCATGGGCGGCGGCCCATAGTGGTAGTATCAAAAAGATCCATGTGCTTTTCCCACATTCTCTAGGTGCTATAAATGCATCTCTATGTTGTTTAGGCTTTGTGGGTTTATTGATCCAAGTCTTTCCATATTCTGCCAAAGCCCAATGAAATTCAGATAAAGTGAGCTCGCCGTTAGAATTTTTTAAATGATCTGGCAAATAAATTAAAGCAAAGAGCATAGGATCATATTTAGTAAGTTCAATACGGCCTTCTGAAATAGCTAACAATTCTGGATTTATATCCTTAAGGTAATTATCAAGATAATTATCAGCTAAATAATCTTCTAAATTCAATTTACTCCTGTTGGTATATATATAGTTTTACTGTAGAAATTTGTTTACAGTAGCAAAAAATAAAAATATTTTTTTATTCCCTAATCAGGTGGTCTATATCGTAGAAATATTATCTTTAATTAGATTGTTTCTTGCTTTGGCTTCATTAAGCATATCTACGATTGCTAAATCTGTGCCATCTTTAGATCTATTTTCATTAATATTTGTAGACTTACCTTCAATTAGATTAATTGTTTGTATTGCTTTATGTATAGCATTTGATAGTTTGTTTATATCTTCTGATAACAAGGTATCTTGATATAACATTTCCACCGCCCGATCTATTACAGCCTGGGCGGCAATAATCTTATCTTTATCTTTGTAAAAGATATCTAATTGTTTAGACATAATAGCTAATGTATTAGCTGTTGGCATATCTAGATTTCTTTGCATATAAAACTTCTTTGCTGTGTGATATGATTTAGGATATCCAAGATATCTCATTGCTGGACCAATTCCCATTTCATTTGCACATTCTATAAATTCTGATATTTGTTCTTCTGTAAATGATGGATATGCCATCTTAATTCCTCCCAAATCTCATATATTGAGACATATTATGCCATATATTGGATGCTATTGACATAATATTGATATTATGACACGTGTTTGGATATGGTAATACTAATATATCAATATGTTTCACGTGAATCAATAACCTTTACGCTTTTTCTTTTTCTTTTTTGGCATTATCTTTCCTCTTTTTATTTAATTTCTTTACTGCCTTATATCCAACTGCTGGATATTCTCTTCTAATCCCGTGCTTATTTGTATCAATTATGATCTTCGTTTTCATATATCTGATCCAAGAATACCTTTAAATTGCCTGATGGAGAAAAGCCAAAGCTGAATTGCTTGGTGTTTATATCGTCATATATTTCTAATGTCATAGATAATGTACCATCTGGGTGATAATAGAGATCTTTAGCGTAGGGATATAATCTATTCCTTCCGCCGCCTTGTGGGCTTAAAAAGTCTCTCATATCCATTAAATGCTACATCCTGTCATCTTAAGCTAATTATACTATTTATAAAGAAAAGATGCCCTAGATGTGATCGGGGCTCACACAGAGTCTAGGGCATCCCTATAGGGTAAGTTGAGAATGAACTCAACAGATATATTCTATCATCTTTTCCAGTTTGGGTCAATAGCTAAATATTCTGCCCTTATTGGAAAGTCCCAATCTTTTTTCATTTTCTTTTGTCTATAGATAAATCCATCCATAAATTTATCTATGGCTTGAATTAGTTCTTCATCTGTCATATTTTGGACTTGATCCATACTATGTGATTTCCAAAAGGATTTAATCATTAAGGGTTCCTTGTAGGTAATACCTCTTGGTTCCACCGCCTTCAAATTATAATCTTTGCGTACTCTTGGCTTTGAGCCTGGTCTAGGATTTTTAAGCAGATGATCTGGTAATTTCTTACGACCTGGCATTTTTCCTCATAGATTTGGCACATCTAATTCTCCAACAAGGCTTGCAATAGATATTGTGTTTATCCAAACTTGTTGCTTTAATGCCAAATTGGCTTATAGGCTTTTCTAGGTGGCATTCTCTGCAGACCTTCGATTGCATTTGAACCCTAGCCTCTGCGACCTTCCTAGACGCATTATAGCCACGGTAATACATACTCTGGCAGCTCTTACAACGATATCCAAGACCAGTTGGTGTTCTTTTGTCTTTATTAAATTCATCTAGTGTCTTTTCTAATTTACATGTATTGCAAGTTTTCATTTTTGATTCTCCATTCATTATTATTTGTGGTCTTATCCCTATGACAAGGCCAGCACAATGTCTGTAAATTATCTAAATTATTATTACTTCTATTGCCGTCTATATGGTCTATATTTAAATTATCTTTACTTCCGCATTTTTCGCATTTGTCTTTTCTGTTTAATCTCGCTATATATCTACAATTGCCACAATTTGTAGCCCACATTGCAAAGCCTTTTAGTGTATAACCTTTTCTCATTACTGGCTTTCCACATCCACATAATGGTCTTTTTATTTCTTTATTTCTTATTTCTGGCATCGTCTACCCATCCAATAGTTTTTCCTGGTTCCAGCCAGCTACGGAGTGTGGCTTGGCTATCTTGCATTATTTTAATCATTTCATCTAGCTTTTCTACCGCATTTTCTAGGGTTTTAATTGCTTCATCCAGCGGCGCCTGCGCTTTAATTTCTTTCATCGCCATTCTCCATTCCAGGGTGCGGCGGCGGCCTGTGCTTTAAAAGAAGCCAAAGAGGAAGTGTCACTTTCCCATTCTATATTGATATCTTCTCTTGCTATCTTTTTAGTATTAGAATTAGTATATGAA